CCACTTCTTTCAAAAACTCCCGAAAAAAAAGGCAAAACAAATTGGCTAATGGTCAGTCAGCAGGATTGAACAGCATCGAAAAAGTAGTTCAACTGGTTAGCGAGTTGTCTGAAAAGACGCCTCTTCCAGAAGGTGTTGAGCTAAGAAATGAAGATGAGGTTATAATCTGGGGGCAGTTCACGCGCGCGCGCGCACACGATGGGTGGCGTGACTTTGATTTGCTTTTGGTTGCCAAAGCTGTTCGGCTTGAAGCAGATATCCGCAAGCATCAGAAAAGCCTTGATCGCATGGGCATCATTGTGAAGAATGATCGCGGTACACCGATACCGAATCCATTGATTTCAATCATTGATTCTTTTCAACGACAACAACTTGCCATTATAAGAAGCCTTAGTTTGAATCAAACAAGCCAAGACCCGCGAACTTTGAATGGCCAAGGTTCTGAGCAGAACAGAATTGCTCGCACGATCAACTCCTTTGATGATCTGATTGCAAGATGACAAATCCAATGACTCGTGGCCAGAGGGTGATCGCCTTCATTGAACACTACTGCAAAGTGCCAAGTGGAAAATCTGTGGGGATTGATTTTCAACTTGATGACTTTCAAAAGAAATTTATTTTAGATGTATACGACAACCCAAACGGCACAAGACGAGGGTATCTGAGCATCGGTCGCAAGAACGGCAAGACAGCTTTGATCGCTTGCATTTTGCTTGCTCACCTCGTTGGTCCTGAGGCAAAAAAAAATAGCCAAATTATTTCAGGTGCGATGAGCCGAGAACAAGCCGCAATCGTATATGACCTTGCATCAAAGATAGTGGCCATGTCACCAAAGCTCCGAGTCATTGTGAGAGAAGTGCCTAGCTCAAAGAAGCTATGTGGCTTGCCAATGAATACAGAGTACAGGGCGATCAGCGCAGAGGGCAAGACAGCGCATGGCCTATCGCCAATCTTGGCCATCCTAGATGAGCTTGGTCAGGTCAGAGGTCCGAGTAGTGAGTTCGTTGATGCAATTACAACTAGCCAAGGGGCGCATGATGCCCCTCTGCTTTTGGCAATATCAACGCAAGCACCAAATGACAATGACTTGTTTAGCATTTGGTTGGATGACGCTAAGACGAGTGATGATAAGAATATTGTTTGCCACTTGTATGAGGCGGTAAAAGATTGTGATCTAGAAGACCCTGCTGAGTGGAAGAAAGCCAATCCTGCATTGGGTTCTTTCAGAAGCATGGAAGATGTAATTGAACAAGCCGCAAGAGCAAAGCGGATGCCAAGTTTCGAACCGACTTTTCGCAACCTCGTGTTGAATCAGCGAGTTGAGATGGTTGCCCCATTCGTAAGCAGAGGCGTTTGGATTCTCAATAGTTCTGAGCCTGACGAGTCGGTCTTTTATGAAGAGCCTGTTTATGTGGGTCTTGATCTGTCAGGAAAGACAGACTTGACTAGCATGGTTCTGATAGCATGGCGTGGCAAGTGGCACGTAAAGCCAATCTTCTGGACACCTGAGAAGGGTCTGAAAGATCGGGCAAGAAAAGATCGTGCGCCTTATGACATTTGGGAATCACAGGGATTCATCAGAACGACAATTGGTGCATCCATTGATTATGAGATCGTAGCGCGTGAGATTGTTGAAATCCTGTCAGATTGCAATGTAGTAGCAGTTGCATTTGACAGGTGGAGATTCGATTTGCTGAAGAAAGAAATCGATGAACTTGGCTTTGTGTTACCCTTAGTGCCATTCGGCCAAGGCTTCAAGGACATGGCTCCTGCGATTGATTCGCTTGAGACAATCCTTTTGAATGAGCAATTGGCGCATGGAGGCAATCCTGTTCTCACAATGTGCATGGCAAATGCGCGAGTAGAAAAAGATGCCGCAGGGAATCGGAAATTAAATAAAGCAAAAGCAACTGGTCGCATTGATGGCGCAGTCGCATTAGCGATGGCTGTAGGAGTTGCGGGTATGTCCAAACAAACAGAAGGCGATCTAGACGGATTCTTAGATGCACCACTTGTAATGAAACACTAATCAAATGGCAACACTTTATCAATCTTTACGCCGATGGTTCGGCAATGTTGGCTCTACTGGTCAACAAGATGGCGTACAGCTAGGCGAGCCATTCACGCGAGTCTATGATAGCAATAAAGATTACGGGATTGATGGTGCGCTTCAAGTATCAGCAGTTTGGGCATCCATTGAATTGCTGACTGACAATATTGCGTCTTTGCCGTTGTTTGTTTACGAGAGATCAAACGATCCTGATGGACATAAAACATTAGCTCGCGGAACTAAGTTGTGGACATTGCTTCATGACTCACCAAATCGTCGCCATACTCCAATGGAGTTTTGGCAGTTCATGGTAATGAATTATTTGTTCCGAGGTAACGCATATGCAAGACTTGTTCGTAATGATGCAGGGGAAGTTATCGAGATGTGGCCTATGGCTTCAGATCAAGTTGAAGTGGATGTACTCGTTGATAAGACAATCATTTACAAATACCAATACGAAGGACAAGTAGCCATATACGATGAGAAATCAGTTTTCCATTGGCGCGATAAGGGCAATGGAATAATTGGAATGAGTCGCCTCGACTATATGCGTAACTCAGTCGGTATTGCTGTTGATGCACAGAACCATACATCTTTAGGTTACAAGAAATCAGGCAAGCGTCCTGGAGTTTTCATGATCGACAAATTGTTGACTGAAGACCAAAGGAACAAAATTCGCGGAAACTATCGCGGACTCGTTGAAGGTTCAGATGATGATTTGTTGGTTCTTGAGGCGGGTGCAAAGTTTGAACCATTGAGTTTGACTCCTGCTGATTTGCAATTGCTTGATACACGCAGATTCTCAGTTGAGGATATTGGCCGTTGGTTTGGCATCTCCTCTGTAATGATCAACGATACGAACAAGACAACAACTTGGGGAACTGGTATTGGCCAATTGATTGAAGGCTTCTATAAGTTCAGACTGCGCCCAATGCTTGAATCACTTGAGCAATGTATTGATAGACGAGTCTTGACACCAAGACAGCGTGAACTTTATACAGCTGAGTTTTCATTAGATGCCATCTTGCGTGGGTCATTGAAAGAAAGACTAGAGTCTGGTTCAACTGCTGTGCAGAATGGATTGATGACTCGCAACGAATGGCGACAGCTTGAAAATATGCCTCGTAAAGATGGCGCAGACGAACTGACGGCTCAATTGAATTTAGCTCCTTTGACCTCTTTAGGGAATCAAGGTAATGCCAATCCCTAATAATGCAATGGTTGACGAGGCTCAGCGTGGCCTTGATTGGCGTAGCGAATTTGGAAGAGGCGGCACAGAGGTAGGAATTGCAAGAGCGCGTGATATTGTAAATAAAGTTAATTTATCTGACGAGACAATTGGCCGAATGGTTTCATACTTCGCTCGACACGAAGTTGATAAACAGGCAGAAGGTTTCCGTCAGGGTGAGGAAGGCTATCCCAGTAATGGTCGCATCGCTTGGGCTTTGTGGGGCGGTGATTCAGGCAAGACTTGGGCAGATCGTGAATGGGCAAAGATACAAGATTCGGAGAGTAAGATGATTGGAAGAAAGCAACTTTTATTAAATAGCGTAAGCCTAAAATTCGCAGACGCATCTAGCGGAAAGTTTGGCGGCTATGCTTCTACATTTGGCGGCATTGACAGCTATGGCGACACAATCATGGCGGGTGCTTACAAGTCTGTGATTGATGCCGTAATGAATGGCTCTGCGCGGATGCCAAAGATGTTTGTGAATCACAAGTCTTGGGATGTGCCAATCGGCAAGTGGACTAAGATGATGGAAGACCAGAAGGGTCTATACATTGAAGGCGAATTGACAATGGGCAATCCAGAAGCCGCAATAGTCAAAGCCGCCATGCAACATGAAACAGTTGATGGCCTTAGTATTGGTTATATGCTCAAGGCATCAGATGTTGAATATTCTGAAATCAATGGGCAAACTGTTCGTGTCATAAAAAACATCAGTGACCTATCAGAAGTTTCTGTTGTCACTTTTCCTGCTGACGACATGGCTCGGGTTGACTTAACTAGCGTTAAGACATCGCTTGACCAAGTTGAAAGCATAAAAGATTTTGAGGACTTCTTGCGTGAGGCAGGAGGTTTCTCGAAGTCGCTCGCTACGGCTACGGCAAGTCGTGCGAAGCGTTTGTTTGCTCGGAGTGAGTCCGAGGAATTGAAATTGCCAAATGAACTTCAGCGAATCATCGCTGAGAATCTTAAAACATCTCGGACTCTTTAAAAGGAAATACCATGTCTGATATCGCAGAAATTAAATCCCTAGCGGAAACCCAAGGCACATTGCTGAGTACCACTCGTGAACTGAAATCATGGATGGAAAAAGCAAATGGTGAAATCGCGGCTTCCAAAAATGTTGAAAATGAAACCAAATCCGCAATGGAAAAACTCAGCACTAAAGCCGCTGAGTTGACCGAGAAGTGTTTGGAACTTGAGCGCAAGATGTCTGACTCTGCTAAAGAAGGTCAGAAGCAATCTGAGTCTCTTGGTGAGCAATTGGTTAAGTCCGAAGCCTTCCAAGCAATGTCTCAAGGTCGTAGCAAGTTTGCTCGTATTGAAACCAAGACAGCAATCGTGAACGCTACTGGTCAGAACCAACCTTTGGTCGCTGACTTCCGTGTCCCAGGAATTATCACAAATCCGAATCGTGTTTTGACTATTCGTGATGTGTTGCCTGTCGGTCGTACATCCTCTAACTTGGTGCAATACACCAAAGAGAATGTGTTTACCAACAATGCAAACGCACAATACTCAAGCCCTGCGCGTGAGAATGTGACAAAGCCTGAGTCAGCAATTACATTCACATTGGCTAACGCTCCTGTGGTGACATTGGCTCACTTCATCCCTGTCTCTCGTCAGGTGTTGGATGATGCTCCTCAATTGCAATCTTATGTCAATGGTCGTTTGACTTATGGCTTGAAGTTGGAAGAGGAAGATCAGTTGTTGAATGGCCTTGGTACAAGCGGCACAATCGCGGGTATCACTGCATCAGGTAATCACACAGCGTATAGCCGTCGTATTACTGGTGACACAAAGTTGGATACATTGCGTCGTGCGATTACTCAGGCTCAATTGTCTGACTATATGCCTGACACAATTGTGATCAACCCTGCTGATTGGGAAACCATTGAAATCGCTAAGACCACTTATGGTGAATACATCTTTGGCGGTGAGAATGGTCCTGTGAATGCATTGCAACCTTTGATTTGGGGCAAGCGCGTTATCGCTACAAACAGCATGACAGCGGGTAAATTCTTGGTTGGCGGCTTCACTATGGGCGCGCAAATCTGGGATCGCATGGATGCGGCTGTTCAAATCTCCTATGAAGATGGCGACAACTTCAAGAAGAACATGGCCACATTGTTAGCAGAAGAGCGTTTGGCTTTGACAGTCTATCGCCCATCCGCTTTCATTTACGGCAACCTGTAATTGAGCAGACCCCCATGCTTTAGGGTGTGGGGGTTTTGTAATTTATAAAACTAAACAGAAATGACCCCGCGATGGAATTAGTTGAAATAATTGCCCTGACTCACTTTGAAGATTCACGCATCGGTAGCGTGAGCAAAAAGATGAGGCTAAAAGTTCCGTCAGTAGTTGCTGACGATCTTCAATCAATTGGTGTGATTGAAATAGTAAACCCCCCATTGGCGACCGCCCGATCAGTTCTTACGACCGCACCGCAGGTCGTTGGGCGGGGCGTGTCGCCTGTATTATTGCAAGCGGACCAAGTCTCACCGAGGAAGATTGCAACCTTGTTGGAGACCAAGGATGGGCGACCATCGCAGTCAATGATAGCTACCGCAGAGCAACATTCGCAGACTGCTTATATGCTTGCGATGACCAATGGTGGCGAGTCCACTATGAGCGAGTCAAGTCAGAATACGAAGGCGAATGTTGGACTCAAGACGAGGGGGCGGCCAAGAGGTACAAAATCAATCGCATTGGGTCTGAATACAAAGAAGGACTCGGAACTAATGGCGTAATCCATCAGGGCGGTAATAGCGGTTATCAGGCAATCAATCTTGCGTACTTATGGGGCGCAAGGACAATTGTTCTGCTAGGATTAGACTGTACGCTATCACCCAAAGGTGAGGCACATTGGTTTGGTCAGCATGGTGAAGGATTGACAAACCATCAACCATTTGAAATGTGGCAAGCTAAGTTCCCGCAACTTGCAGTTGATTTGCAAGCAGAAGGTGTCCGAGTAATTAACGCAAGCAGACAGACAGCCCTGACTTGCTTTGAGCGAATGACGCTTGAGGAAGCAATTAAAGTATGTTGACCCTATTGACTGCAACTGGTGCGAGACCGAAGGCTTGGGCTATCTGCGAATTGTGGATGGCAAGGCAGACGTACAGAGGAGATGTTCGTTGGATTATTGTTGATGATGGTGAGGTTGCACAGCCAATCACATTCAGCAAAAAGAAATGGACACTAGAAGTAATTAGGCCAACTCCTTACTGGCAAGATGGAATGAATACGCAAGCGCGTAATCTTCGATCGGGTATGGATGTTGTTGGCGCAGATGAGAGAGTTGTCTTTATTGAGGATGACGATTGGTATGCGGCTGATTGGCTTGAAACAGTTGATAAGAAATTTGAGAAGGCTGAGTTGATTGGCGAAGCTAATGCTCGCTATTACAACTTGCCTCAGAAATCTTACAGACCAATGTTCAACACATTGCACAGTAGTCTCTGCTCATCTGCTATTCGTGGTCAGGCATTAGACACATTCAGATCAGTATGCAGGGCGCAAATTAAGTTCATTGATGTATTGCTATGGCAAGCGCATGGAAACAATCATTTGTTTAGTGGTGATCGTGTTCTTGGCATCAAGGGCATGGAAGGTCGCGGTGGCATTGGAGTTGGTCACGCAAAAGAATTCCGTGGAACTAAGGATGTTGGCGGTAAAATTTTGAAATCGTGGATTGGTGATGATGCTTTGGTTTATAAGCCAGAGGAAAAATTAAATGACGCAATTAGTTCGGAAAATTAAACGCACAAGCATAGTCACGACAGAGCCAATAACATTGGCAACTGCTCGATTACATTTGCGTCTTGATGCTGTTGGCTCTCCTGCGGCGCATCCTGATGATGCTTTGGTAACTGCTTTGATTAAGACTGCGCGTGAAGCCGTTGAAGCATATACAGAGTTGACTGTTGCACAAACAACTTATGCAATGGCTCTTGATGAATTTCCTGTGAATGAAATTGAACTAGGTACAAGTCCAGTTAATTCAATCACAAGCATCATGTATACAGACACGAATGGTGCGACTCAAACACTAAATGCCAATCAATATATATTTGATTCATACAGCAATCCCGCAAAGATTTTCCCTGTAACAACTTGGCCTCATACCAAAGTTGTTCCAAATGCTGTGGTTGTTCGGTTTGCGGCAGGATATACAGACAGCATGAGTCCTAACGAATATCCAATGCCAAGTGCTTTGAAGCAAGCCATGTTGCTATACATTGGTGAGCTTTATGAGAATCGTGAAGCAATCAATGTGGGAAATATCGTTACAGCAATTCCATTCGGGATGATTCATCTGATGACTCCTTATAGAATCAATATGGGTGCGTGATGCGAATTTCAAAACTGCAACAGCGCGTTACTGTTCAGCGCAGAAGTGCTACGCTTGATGCGTATGGCCAAGAGATAAATTCTTGGATCAATATTGGCACTGTATGGGCTGAAGTGAAGCCATTGAGCGGTCGTGAAAAATTGCGTTCAAATTCAATGGTAGTTGAATCACAATTGACGCACCAAGTTACAGTCAGATATTCAGAATTATTTGTTCCTCCAACTACTGCTGATGCATGGCGTATTTTATTTGGAACACGCATATTCAACATTACGGCATCTATGAATGTTGATGAGGCTGATAAAACAATCATCTTTGATTGCACAGAGGGAAGTTTAGATGGCCAGTGATCAAAGCATTTCTATAAATGGGCTTGCAGAGTTGCAAAAAATGCTTGATGAACTACCCGCTAAATTAGAAGCCAATATCATGCGAGGTGCTTTGCGGCAGGGCGCAAACATTTATAGAGATCGTGCTAGGGCTAATGCTCCAATCGGTAAAACTGGTAAATTGAAAAAAAGCATCAAAGTCAAAACAACTTTAAGAAAAGGCAAAGCCGTTTCACAAATCGTTGCGGGTGGCGGTGACGCATGGTATGCTAAATTTGTTGAATTCGGAACTGCATCTTTTTATGAGGGTACTGGTAGAACTGTTGGAGCACCATATAAAATAGAGCCTAAGAACAGGAAGGCTATGAAATTTGGAAATGTCTTCACAGAATCCGCAGTCCATCAAGGTGTCAGGCCAACTGCATTCATGCGTAAAGCATTTGATGGTGGAACGACAGAGGTGATTGAAGATGTGGCGGCATATATTCGTATGCGTATTGGGCGAGAGATGATTAAAGCATTATGAATCCAGAACTAATAATTGCCGCAATGCTAAATACAGCAGGAATTACCACATTGGTAAGCACTCGCAAAGCGATGTCGCAATTGCCACAGAATACCGCCTTCCCTGCGCTCGTATATACAGTTATTGATGCTGTGCCATTGCCGCACATAAATTTCGCCACAGAACGCCAAATGGCAAGAGCAAGAGTGCAGATCAATCCGCTTGCTAAAACAATGGCAGAGGTGAAAGCAATCCATGACCAAGTTCGCTTGGCGATGGACTTTAAATTACAACAGACATTTGCGGGTAAGACAGTTATCAGTAGTCGCCTAGATTTATTCGGAACACCTGAAAAAGATTTAGATACTGGTACTTGGACTCAATCCGCAGATTATTTGGTGTCTTACTATGAGTGAGACACAAAACAGTTTCAGGCATTTGCTTGAAAATTCTGCTCACATCCCTGTGGGCTTTTTTTAAAACCGAGAGGAAAAGACCATGACAGTCCGCACATCCGCAGGGACAACACTTCGTGTTACTGCGTCAGCACCCGCTACCTTCAATAGCGCAGGGTATAACACCCTGTTTACAACATCTCCCGTCCCCGCACTCGTTGGTGAAATCACCGACTTGGGCGAGTTTGGTCGTGAGTATGCTCTGGTCACGCATATGCCAGTTGGCTCGCGTGGCACACAGAAGTTCAAAGGCTCATTCAACGAAGGCACAATCACTTTGTCTTTGGGTTTGGACACCGATGACGCAGGTCAGATTATTATGAAAGCCGCAAGCATTTCTGATAACGACTATTCGTTTATGGTGACCACACAGAATGGTGACAAATACTATTTCAGGGCGCAAATCATGTCTTGGAAAGTAGGCGTTGGCTCTGTTGATTCAATCACTACTGCAACTGCAACATTGGAAATCACAACCAATGCCGCAGGAGTTGGTATTGTTGAAGCACTAGCCGCTTAAAGAATTGCCGTAAATGGCAACACGCGCACCTACTCGGGTCAGTTCGCATCCTTCGCGGGGTGCGGCTGATTCGAGCAAGGGCAATAACTCTCCCCGCGAAAGGATTACTAAAATGTTTGATATCTCAGAACTAGCAGTCAAAGACACAGCCATCGTTGAATTGGAAACAGTTGAAGGCGATGCATTGCTTGATGTTAATGGAAACCAACTTTCAATCACAGTCTATGGTCCAGGAAGTAAGGCTTTCCAAAAAGCACAAAGCATCCGCAATCGTGCCATCCTTGAGTATGTGAAGAAGGGTGGAAAGAAGATGAAAGAAGGCGAACAGCGTGAGCTTGATGCTGAGTTTTTATCAGCTTGCACAGTCAGCTTCAATGGATTTGGATATAAAGATTTCACAGGAGTTGAAATGTTTAAAGCCGCTTATCTTGATTCAGCCATCGGCTTCATTACTGAACAAGTAAATAAAGCCGTTGGTGATTGGGCAAATTTTACTCAGGCATCATCGAAGACCTAAGTCTTTATGCGAGACAACTGGCTTGGTTCAGATCAATACCAGTTGTCAAGCAAGAGAAATCGGTTGCATCAGGTGATAAGCAAGCTGAGTTAACACGCGCTGAGAAGATTCAAAAAAATGGCGGGAAGCCATTGATGCCTGATGTTGGTGATGCTGAATATGTGATAACCTATTGGCAAGATTTAGGCATGGTAGAAATGGGCGGGATGGGTTCAATACCATTGACCGCAAAAGAAATAATATCGTGGCAACAATGCACAGGCGTTGAGCTTTCAGCTTGGGAATACAGAGCGATCAAACAAATGTCACAGGCATATTTGATGCAAGCTAAAGAGAGCGAAAAGCCAGAGTGCGAGCCGCCATTCGGTGATCCAGTAAATGAGTTCGATAGAACTATCGTGAGCAAAAAAGTCGGCAATGCTTTCAGGGCATTCATTCAGGCAAAAAGGTAAGTCATGGCAACAACAGTCGGGCAACTAACAATCGAGATGGCGGCTAACATTGTTAGACTCCAACAAGATTTAGATAAAGCCAAGAACTCTGTTCAATCGGCTATGTCTTCAATACAGAAGTCAGCAAGCGTTGCGGCTACTGCATTGGGTGCGATTGGAGTTGGCTTATCGGTTGCCGCTTTTACTGGATGGATTAAAAGCGCGATAGATGCCGCAGACGAAACCAATAAGATGGCGCAGAAAATTGGTGTCGCTGTCAAAGATGTAGCAGGGCTTCAGCTTGCCTTTAGACAGGCGGGTATTGATAGCGGTGCGCTACAAACAAGCATGAGTAAATTGTCTGTCGCTATTGCGAATGGCAATGATGCTTTTGTTGCTATGAACATCAGCACTCGGAATGCAGATGGATCGCTAAAGTCCACTCGTCAAGTCTTGGGCGAAGTCGCTGATAAATTCAAATCATACGAAGATGGTGCAAGCAAGACTGCATTGGCTGTCCAGTTGTTTGGCAAAGCGGGTGCTGATTTAATTCCATTGCTTAATGCAGGAGCAGACAGCTTAGATCAGTTTGATGAGATGGCTCGTAAGCTAGGTTTAACAATTAGCGATGAGACAGCCGCAAGAGCCGAGAAGTTTAATGACACATTGGATTTGATGGGTCAAGGATTCCAAGGTATTGCAATGCAAGTAGCGGCTGAATTGTTGCCAACTCTTGAAGGTCTTGCAGATCAATTCTTTTCATCAATGACAGAAGGCGACCGCTTGAAACGAATTGCTGAAGCATTAGCTATTGGGATGAAAGGTCTGTACATAGTTGTTGTCTTAGTTTACGAAGCTGTTGCCACAATGGTTGATACGCTATACACAGCAGGTCGACAAATCTACGCTGTGATGACGGGTGATTTTAAAGGTGCTGTGCAGTTGGGTACTGATTACGCTAATCGCCTGAAAACAAATTGGACTGGTGCATTAGAAGAAGTTGACAAAGCATGGAACGCTAACGGAAGCACAGCAGTTTCCACAATGACAGCGATCTCTAAGGCGGCAAAGAAAGAAGCACCTTATGTGAGCGATGCTTCAAAGAAACAAGCGGATGAGTTAAAGAAGTTAGAAGAAGCATATAAAAAGTTATTGACTAGCGTTGATGAAAAGATTGCAACGAACAAAGCTGAAGTTGATTCAACTGAAAAATTAACTGAGTCACAAAAGCTAGAGATCAAATACACAAATGAAATTGCGGCAGGAACGCTGAAGCTGACTAAGGCGCAGAAAGATAATTTATTTGAAAAGCTGAAGCTCTTAAAGATTACTGAAGATGCAATTGCTCTTGCCAAGTTAGAGAAAGAAATTCTGGATGAATCCGCAAAATCTAATTATGCGGTTTATGAATCAATCGTCAAAAAGAACAAAGCTCTTACTGATGAAGTTATAAAACAGAAAGAATCTAATGATGCAATTTTCTTAGGTGCTGAAGCCATTGCAAAATTAGAAGTTGAAAAGTTACATGAGCAAGCAACGACCGCAAAGCGTAATGCTGAACTTGCAGAAGAAGCATGGTTAAGCGAAGGCGTTGTTGATGGATACAGAGATCAGGCTAAAGCACTTACTGAATTAGCTCTTGCCAAGGAAAAAGGTATTGGACTTAAAGCCGCCAAAGAAGCACAAGATGCTTGGGACAAAGCGGCAAGCTCAATCACAGAAGGACTGACTGACGCATTGATGCGTGGCTTTGAATCAGGCAAAGGATTCGTGGACAACATCTTGAGCTTCATTAAAAACAAGTTCAAGACAACTGTCGCTGAGTTCATCATTCGCCCAATCATGTCTCCAATCGGAAATGCTTTTGCATCGATGATGCCGACAGCCGCAGGAGCCGCAAGCGGTGGCGGTGGAATGTTCGGTTCTATCCTTGGTGGTGCAAGCCAGATGGGTTCTTTGTTTGGCTCTGGCTTTAGCGGAACAATGGGCGGTGCAGGGTTCATGGACATGATGGGTGCATCAGGCTCTGTCATGGCTAATCAGGGCGTGATGAGTGGCGCGGCTATGGGTGCGGGTGCAGTCATGCCTTATGTCCTAGCGGCGGCGGCTTTAGTATCTTTGATTAAATCAATGGATGACTCAGGCACTATGCATACAGGTGGCGCGGCAACAGCGAGCGCATCGGGTGCGACAAGAACAACTGGCTCTGAGCTTAACTTTGTTG